ATATTTAATAATCGAAGGACGCTTCCGCCTCCTTCTTTAAGACTAGCAACACCCATTTTAGTTGCTTCATCAAATATGTGCATATATAAATTGAAAAGATTTTCACCAGACAAATCGAGTTGATATTTAAAATCCTTGGGATGGATTGTACCATCTGTATATGATTCAGGCTTTTTATAAGCGCCAGATTTTTTTAAATATTCAGTAATCTTTTTAGATATCTCAAGATAAGGTTTAGCAACTTGTGTGTAATCACCTAATACACCACCTTCAATAGCAGTTAACATTTGAGATTGAAAAATATTTGAGGCAGTATATTGAATTTCAGCCATTGTAACATTTTTCTTCCGTAACATCTTAAGTGTACGTTTCTCAATTGCAGTTAAAGTTTTAGTTTGTTCTGCTTGAGCCTTAGAGGCTTGAGCAGATGCTATATTAGCTTGAGAAGTTGAAGGTAAGGTTAATTGAGGGGTATACATAGCACCAGAAGGTGAGGGGGCACCACCCATACCTTTAGCAAAACCAAGGATAGGGTTTAAGCCAGCAGCCTTTAAATCAGCCATTTCTCGCTGATGAGCAGTATTAGCCATTCTCTCTTGAAAGTACATTTGTTCCTTAGCAGAAGCACGAGCCATATTGTTGCGCCAAGCAGTAGCCATAATATCAGTTATTGACATATTAAATTCCTATACATTCATTAACGGATACGCCCAAAGCAGTAGCAATAGCGCAAACAACATTAGCCCATTCAGAGTGGTTATGACGTATAAGCCAGCCGACGATAGCGCCGAATAGAACAGGCAGGACGAGGCGCTTAGAAGCAATGAGGTAAGCGCGATACTTAAGCCAATCCATACGATATCCATTAGAAGTGATCGATTAAGCCAGGTACTGAGTACGTAGGCATTGGTCGAGAGCATTTTAAATCAAAGAAAGAATCGAACAGGAAGTCTGGTTCAGTAGGGACTGCGACAACGCGATCTATAGGAGGATTTTCTTCTATAAAGGAGGCATTAAGTACAGGTAATGAGCCGAAGTCAATAGCAAGATGCCAAGGATCGAGGGTATCAGTTATATTAGAACGAAATTTTCCAGTTATAGCTGAGTTTTTATATCGATATTCAGCCCACGCTTCCTGATATCCGAAAGCATTATCATCAGCAGAAGTTCCTTGAGAGTAAATTTCTTTATTTAAAACGGCTTGTTCGCCTAAATGAGCAAGAGCAGGCCAGTAGAAGTCCCAACGATCTCTTCGAGAATAAGAACGATGTATTCCTTGGAAGTAGTTAAGGTCAGCATAAGCACAGACCATTCCGAGTATAAGACCATGTTCAGTGAAGGCTTTTGAAAAGCCATGTCCATTAAAAGAGACAGTACCAAAGGCAGATAAGTTACCTTGTGGGGTAGTAGAATCAGTAGATGAAGTTTGTCCAACAGGGTTTATTTGTACATTTGATCTTCCACCACCTAAGTATTCAGGTCGTTGTAAACGAGAGTCTGGGGAAGTAGTATTGAAGTGAGATTGTATTATTTCAGTATAACGTGTACCACCACGAGCATTGCGTTCGAGTAATCTTTGTATTTGGAAAGATTCTCTAAGTTCATTAATTGTAGCAGCAGTAGCAGTAGTTAAATCGGCTTCGAGTGTGAAAGATGTACCATTAGAAGGAACAGGATCAGGTGCCATTGCACCACTAGGCATACCAGCACCACCTACGGCGAAGTCACTTTCCACAACACCACCAGCAGTACTGACACTAGCAGTACCACCAAGGGGAAGGGTGACAGCATCACCCTTTTGTGGGAATGGCAAACAGCTGGTGAAATAGTCATGTCTTTTTCCACGCTTTAAGAGAGTATAATCAGAGGCAGTATCAGGTCCATCACCTTTATCTACGACAACAGAGTCCTGAAGGTTTTCGTCTCGAAACCATTCATTCCAGATAAGGTTATAGGCTCTACCGTATAAGTTATTGAAGGATATTGAGTTTCCAAGAGGTAAACCAAGATAATCAAAGAGGCTACCAGAAGTTGGAGTATAAGAAGTAATTTGAGGGACGAGATAATCAATTGAGTCACCGGGGTCATCTTGAGCACCCATAAATTTTTCAAAGTTATTCCAGATAAGTCTATAAGGGACAAAAAAGAAGAAGGTATCCATATGGATATTGTCCATAATAGGGTTAATGGGAGTGGCAAGTCTGCCAAACCCATGCATTTTTAAGTTAAAAGTATCAGCTGGAAGTACCTCATCAGCAAAGATAATTACAAGTTCACCAGCATTGAAAGTAGTTTTTAAACCGTGATCACGGTTAAAAGTAGATCGCTGAATGTCAGCTTTAGGTACACGAGAGAAATCGTGAGATAGAGTTGAAGGCATAGTGCCTGCATATCCAAAGATATCAGCCATTAGTTAGTTTCCTTATTAGTTAGTTGATTGATTTCGATAATTAATTTTTTACCAGAGTTATCGTCAAATAATTCACCAGATTCGTCATCCCATTGGGATACTCGATATAAAGCATAATCATCAGGATATTGAGATATAATAGAATTTTCCTGATTACATGCTTGTTGCATTTGACGTATTGCAGTACCATCATTTACATCAGTAAATATATTCATATGTATTTTGGCTTTTTTATCAAACAATGAATAAACACCTTTAATCATGTTATTTTCTCCTCAGTTAGTTAACAAGTTTAAGTTTAAGTTATTATTATTATTACACATTAATTTGTCATAATATATAATATAAGTCATTATCAGTTTAGGGTATAGAATTGTCAAGTTCTATTTGTCGAACTTTTTTAGAATATTTATAATTTCTTACATCTTCTATACGTTTAAGATCGACCCAACGAGGGTCATCGAGAGCGTCCAGTGGCGCTTCCATATCCTTTAAACGTTTTTCCTTGAGATCCAGATACGCTTGTGAGGGCTTCTCTGGATCTCCTTTCAACAGATCGTCATAATACCTGGGAGGGGGTATTTTTTTTCCGTTGATTTCACAGTAATCGTGAGGGTAGACATCGGATTGGTATTTTTCAAACCAAGTTTTACCAATGCCAGGTTTTCTGGACATTGTACAGTATTCTGGCATTAAAGTTCTTCCATCCTCAGTGGTATAATGAGATTTAGCATCATCACCATTGATTTTTTTAGTACAGTAACGAGCAACATAAGCAGCTGAGTCAAAGGTAACATCACCGATGGTAGAGAATCCATAGGACCAGAGTTGATTAAGTTTTTCAGAAACATATAGTTTCTTCCCTCCCCTATCAGCAAAGAGTACTTTGTCAGGGAAATCATAGCCAAATAAGATAGCATGATAATGAGGGCGACGAAATTTCTCGCCATATTCACCACAGTGAAAGAATCTTATTTTTTTGAAAGTAGAATTTCTAAGTTTTTTCATGAAATTCTGAAAGTCTTTAACATCTATACTGACTTGGTCACGCATGACCAGTTCATAGTCGTTAAAGGTAAGAGTTATGAAACAGTTGTCTTCATGCATTTGAGCTTCATGAACACAACGTACTGCCCATTGATGAGATCGTTTAAGCCTACATTCGAGGCATTGTCCACAGGGCAGATTAAAGCCTTTAGCAAAAGCATAAGGCTTATTAAAGGTAATTTGTTTTTGCTTATCGAAATAAGCAAACAAAGGTTTAGTACATTTCATGAGAGTTCCCCAGATACAGATTAAATTCTGTATCCACCTCTCATGACAGTAGCGAAGTTTCTTTTGGAAACATTTTGAGATTTCTTAGTGAAATCTTTTTTTGATTGTTTTTTAGACATTTGTTTTCTATAAGCCATTTTTTACTCCTTTTCAGTCGTTAGGAGTGACTAGACGGTCACTCCGCACAGTTAATATCAAGTGATTAACTGTGCAGAGACCTCTAATCACTCAGATTTATCTTCGTTAGAAGAGGATTTTGTAGTCTCCGAGGGTTGAGGAGACACCTTCGGAGCCTTGGTCTTCTCCGAAGTTCGTTCTGGGGCAGGGAACAGCCCCATATTGATCATAGCTTCCTTATTCTTTGGATCGGTTGCAAATTCAAAGAATGCTCCAGCATCATTAGAGAATTTTTCTCTTATATCAGAAGGAAGACCAGCGAATGATTCATTCGCACTATTTACGAAATCAAGATAAGTTTTATATTCGTTTATTTTTGTGTAGTCACCATAGTGAGCTACACCACGAGCAACATGGTCAAGAATTCCAGTTTTATCATATCTTTTTATAATGTTTTGAATTTTGACTTGTTCAACATGATGTTGTTGAGTTAAGCTTTC